ATTGGTAACGGTTGAAAAATTACAAATAGTAATTAATTGATTAATATTAGGAATAAACCAATCACTAAACCCACCCTGAGTAGATGCTTCAGCGCCATCGATAGCACCGTTCCATTGAGTTGTAATTATCGGATTGGCATACCACATCAATCCAGTCAAATGGTCAAGTACTAATTTATTCGTGTAAACTTCAGTTCCTAATTCATCTGTGAATCGTTTATTAGTTCCAAATATATTATTATTTGATAATGCAAAAAAACTTGTACCTATTCCCATTTGTAAATCACCGTCATCGCCTGTCCTATATGAAGTAGTTTGTCCAGTTCTCGTTGGTTGCTGACGTTGAATAGTATTAATCTGTGTCGGCGTTAAATCATCATTCAAATCTTGCGTTGCTAAAGCTGAAATCAAAGTACAGGCTAAATTTATTCCCGCCACTTTACTTTCATTACTACCGTTAGGTTGAGTTAATGTTATATTCCCAATTTCCCAATTAGCACCAACCTTACTACCTAGATTAGTTCCCACCGTATTTTTGACAGGAATATCCTCTATATCGGGTGCAGTAAAAGTACCCCACGCCGAGCCATTAATTAATATATCCACTTCACCCGCTCCACCGCCTGAACAAGTGTAAGTATCTCCTGCATCTAAAGTAATTTCATTGCCATTATCGGTAACAATTACAGGCTCACAATTCAAAGGATTAGGGAATGGAGTAATCCTACCCATCGGAATCATACAATCGCTATTGATTGAATTTATTTCTATATCTATCGAACACTCCCACCCTGTTACATCGTCTGCTAATTGCTCTGTAAATGGTGTCATTGAGGGATCGCCTGAAAGATTAATATCGAATATTTCGTTATGCTTTATGAATTGTATAAAATCAAATAGCGTTTGCTGACAATCTGAAAGCACATCGTTCTCATTCTCTTCGCCCTTAGTAACCAAATCCCAACAACGTACATCGAATGAGTAAATAGTGGTATTCTCTAAAGGAGTTGCCTGAGTGGGAAAAATCCACAAAGTAGGTGTATTACCTGTTACTTTAGGATTACCATTAGCCTCGTACACTTCTCCAAATCCAAATGAATTAATTTGTAAGTGCGAATCTGCAAAATCACTAAAGATTTTTATTAATTGATTTAATGAGTAGGTTGCCATTGAATTAAATGTACTATCTTTGAGTTTCGTTTACTTATGACAATAAACAAATTTGTTAATGATAATCATAAATGGTTGCTATCAGTAGCCAGTAACATAACGGCAACAGACTCTAACTCTTCTGAATTAAAATACGACCTTTTATCTTTTGTAACTATCGAAATAATAGAGGCAAAGAAGTACGAAGGATTAGAACTTGACGATTATAAATGGTTATTTGCTAGGTTTCTTAAAGATAATTACCGTTGGAAGCAAGGTGGAAAATTTTGGCAACAAATGAAATTGACTAACCAATATACGCCACCTATACACCAAGAGAGTGAGAATGATTTTATAGATATTATGGCTGACTGTGAAGAGAATTGTGATGAGGACTTAGATATGATTAAGTTCTATGGAGATTTTAACGCTGAAAAAATTAAAGTAGTTAGGGAAATCGAAAGCAACCTACCGCCTCACTTCAAACGTCTTTATGATTTGTACATTAACGAAAAACTTTCACTCGGTCAAATAGCTATTAGAATAAACATACCGAAAGCCTCAGTAAACAATTTAGTAAACGATTTAAAACTATTAATAATTAACCAATGGAATCAATCTTGTTCACCATCGTCTCGTTTTCCTGTATCGGATATATTGTTGCGGAAACAGACCTCTCAGACCAAATTAAAGATTTAATCTTTACCTCTGAAACTACTAATTTTTTATACTCAATGTTTAAGTATGTTTTTTACTGTTCTTTATGCTTCGCTTTTTGGAGTTGCCTTATTTATACCCAATCAATTTTTTGTGCAGTTATTTCGGCAATACTTTCGGAAATCATTTCTAAATATATCAGTTATGAGCGATAGACAATACTACCAAGACGTTAAACTATTCTTTGAAGGAGTAACTAGTAATAAGTTTACTCACCAACAGATACAGGAATTAGTACGTCTATATCGGTTTAGATTCAATCCTAACCAAGAATATACTCAATGTGGCAGTTGTATTAGGAGGATGCTCAAAAGCCTCAGAAAAGACTTAATTTAAGCTAGAGGGAAATATTTACCTAGTCCTTTTTGCTGACGATTAGCGGCACTCCATATTTGAATAGTCTTAGGTTGGTCAGGTATAATAGTACCCGCCTCTAATTGCTTTCTGCTTATTCTAGCCTTTTGCCAAATGTGCCGACAATTAAACCCGCCTTGAAATAAAAATACTGAATAGCCTAATCGCTCAGAAATCATTAATAAGTCAGTTTCTCCCCAGTATTTATTTAACTCCAAAACTCGTTTACAGAATGGTCTAGTCTTATCGTCAAAAGCACCTTTGTAATAATAGTACGCCTGTAATGTATCTACTTTTTTAGCTAACTCAATATATTCTACCTCATGCTCTTTTACTGAATCCTTAGGTATTCCTGTCCTAGATAGGAAATCTAAAATAATTTCAGCATCCGCCTGTAATCTCGCTTCTTTATATTTTTTTAATGCATCACACATATTACATACTTCTAAAAAAATTCTGAATACTTTTTTCTGTTCTGTTTTGTCCTGTATAAATATCACTAGTATATACGTCTCCATGATCAGGGTACATATTACGAGTAGGATTATTATATAGCGTAAACGTACTATTGTTATCCGATAGGCATAACCACTCTTGAACACGTTGCATATAATGCTCATAGTTATCCATACAAGATTGTTTTAAATCTCCAACCTCTTTGAACGATGCAGGTTCGGTAGTATCGCTAGTACCTTTCAATATACCTTTATTTCTTATTCCTACATTGATAAATGGAATAGCCTCTACTAAGGTAAGCCAAGCAATAGCGGGTTGTGATAATTGCAAAAGTTCTGTTTCTTTTGCAGTCAAATTTCCTGCACTTATACCGCTCATCAATCTCTCGTAAAATTCACTTCCGAAAACGTGTTGCGCATATTTATCTTGTGCAGTTATAATGAATGGAACGATTAACTTAATATCAACGTTTGCGCTAATAGGCGTATATTGTTGTAAAAAAGTTTCGTTTATAAAAGTTGCTTTAATGATTGCCATAATTATACTGTTTTTTCTCCTGTTGAAACGGCATCTCCATTAACAATAGGACTGAGTGAAATAATATCTCTAATTTCATTTGTGCTCATAGATTCTAATATTTTATTAGCAACTAAAGGAGATATAGTTCCAAGAGCATCCGCCGTACTATTTTCTTGAGCCTTGCCATTTTTAGATTCAATAGAATCACTTAATGGATTAAGTTTAATAATTTTTGGTTGCACGTGAATACCCATCCTGTATAATGCCTTTTGTAAATTTTTCTCTATCCAAATCTGCTCAGGTGTAACCACAACGCCATCGAATATCTTATAGGCACTTTCCATTTCTGTACCGCCACCCGCTAAACCACTCGGTACAGGAATACCTAATAAGCTAGGTGAAGTAATTCTATTTACCGTTAATATTTGCTGAACACATTGCTCAGATAAAGTGATTAATTTATCGTCAAAGTTTTCAATTTTCAAAGGGTCAACATCAGGAGCATCCTCCTTAGAGTTGCTAAACATTACTAGCACCTTATTTTTTTTACCACTTGCCGAATATTGTCTATTCAAATTTCTTACAATTTCATCCTCTTGTTCAGGGGAACTTGGCTTTTTATAAAACTTAATTACTAAGCTAGGTTGGTAGCCTTCGTTCACATTATTTAATTGCAAATCTCCTGACTTAGCATCCGCCTCTATCCAATTAATAGCAGAGTAATAGTCAGGCAAACCGTAATACTCATTAGATAGGTCAGGTTTCTTAAAATACATAATAGCACTTCTATCCTCTTCATCATTACCAACGGTATGTATCTCCTTAGGTTTTTCAGTTTTGTTATTTACTAACTCCCAATGACGAGAGTAATAATAAGTATCTACCTTACCGTAGTTATTATATTTACCACTTCTTAAATGAGCAGCATCAATATTGTTAATCTGTGTATATTTTCCCTTGTCAACCGACTTAATTAACTCGATAGACATAGCACCAAATGCAACGCTATTATATGCCCATTGATAAACCAAATCACTTAAAGACTGGTCTGTGCCATTCGGGTTTTCTATTAGTGTTTTTAACTTCGCTTTTGCCTCAATAGAGAGATTATCATAACCAACAAACTCAATACCCTTACCCGCTATCATTGTGGCCTTAGAAACAACACAGGCTCTATGTATAGCAGAGCGCATAAGTAATGAAATCCAATACTGAGGTACTAAGTTATCCTCACCGAATGAAATCCACTTATCGCCTTGTTTTTCCTTAGCAATAGGAGTGCCTATATAATTTTGTGAGCCAAACATTACTGAGGCATCCTTAATTATTTCCTGTTTATTTCTAGTTATATCTAGTCCGAATATTTTCATGGCGTAAAGGTAGGTATTTCTGTTTTATCTCCACTATCAAATGTAGGTAATTCTGTTTCAGTTTCCCAAACGTAAACCTTACCTTTTTCTAATATATTTAATGAAGGCGAATAGTTATTAGGGTCTGTATCCTGTGGCGAATCTACTTCAGCCTCGTAAATAGTATAGCAATGAAAACCTTTTTTTAAATCCAAAACTGATTCATCAATTTCAAATAGGTTATACCTCTCAGGATATGGAGAAACGTCAGGTAAAATAAAATTTACAACTTCAAAAGTTAAGTCGTGAACGAATGAGAAAATATAAATAGGCGAAGTGATAGTAACCTTTTCAGTTAACGTCAGCGCCACATCAGTAGTAATATCTTTTTTTAGTTTTATCATTTTAAAAAAAAAGCCACCTTTTCAGATGGCTCTCCTAAATTTTAATTAGATTAAATTAATGTAGCTAAGATAGCATCCGATACAGTAGAAGCCATTTCAGGCTCTTCTCCTGTAAACGTCAAAGTATATCCGTTTAGGTCAGCTTTAGCAGTACCCGAACCACCTTCGTTAGTAGTTAAGTCCATTCCATTTGTCATTCCCAATACCCAGTTCAATCCGTTTTGGTCTTTAACAATTATAGATAGTCTCTTTTGTGCTAGTAAACGGATTACGTTTCTCTTTGCTACTTCTCTACGAGGAATAACTAAAGTAATAACCTGAGTTTTGAAATTAGTTCCATTCTCAATACTGTTTGCTTCGCTCTCTGTATAGAATGAAGTATTTTTGTTAAATTCAAACTCGTAATAGCTTTCTCCTGAGTCAATAGAGATAGCAGAAACTACTCCATTTGATTCTGTGAACCCATCCTCTACATTTACAAAGTCTGTAATGTATGCTTTTTTAATCCCACCGATATTAGGTGAACACGCAATGGTAACGCCACCTGTTAATAATGTGCAAGCCATATTTTTATTTTATTTTAAAAGGGGGATGTTA